GTTAAATCATAAAAATTTATAAATAAAGAATTTTTGTTTTCTTTTTCTTTTAGATAACTTATCACATTCCATTCAGTTTTTATAAAACCTTCATCACTCATCATAAATTTACATTTATAAAAATCGTTAGTTAATTGTTCAATTTGATTTAAATATGCAGTAGGTTCTTTTTTAGACCATTTAATTAAAGAAGCTAATACTTCTAAAATATCTCTTTCTAATACGATAAATTTTATTTTTCTATCTGGATAATACTCTCTTAATCTTAAAATAATATCAGGACTTAAGGTCGTTCTTTGAATAATATATTTAGCTTTCCAATCTTTATAATAAAGATCAATACAATTTTTTATAATATTATTGATAGAATTATGATCAGGATAACTTACAAATATTTCTGATAATTTATAATCTACTAATTGATTAAATAAAGGACTTATAAAATTATGAGAGGTTACCTCTACTTCTTTATTTTGTTGAAATATAGATCCAAGTAATGAATGACCTGATCTTGGTAATCCGACTAAAAATATTAAATCTCTTTTCATATATTTTTTGAACTTTTAAAATTTCTACTAAGAATGTCCCAATTCCAAACCATAGAAATTCTTTCTTTTTCTTTGATTGGATTAACCCAGTGAGTTAAATAACCTGGAAAAGTTAAAATTAAACCTTCCTCAATTTCAAATACACCTGCTTCTGTTCTAAAAGGTTCGCCTTTAGAGAAGTATAATGTAGAAGAAAATTCAGCGCTACCATGTACATGTTCTTGTACATAATGACCTTTATTTAAAATATTACCCCATGCAGCCATGATTCTCATTTCATATAATGAAGAATTTTCATGACTTATATTATTTGCTGAAAACATTCCGGGTAAAAATTTTTTATTAATAAAATCTAAAAACTTTTCATCTTTTAAAAAAGAATCAAATAAACTCATTTGACCTTTTACATTGGTTACAAAATTATTTGCACCTACGTCTTTTTTTATTTTGTTTTTAAAATAATTTAAAAGTTTTTTATCATCAATAAATGATTTATAAATTTCTATTTTTTTATTAATTACAAAACCGTGCTTTTCTACTTTCATTTGGTGAGTTATATATCATAACTCAAATAAAATGTCTAGGTTTAGACGGTATTTCCACCTGTATTAGTACAGGCCATATTACCACCACCATCTTGTCCTGTAGTTCCAAAAGTCGTGAAACTTCCTGTAGATGCAATTGTACATTTTTGCATTGCCGAGTTACCATCTCTAAAAATACCTACAGTTACAGAACCCCCTTGTTGAGCTCCTTCAAAACCCCTTATAGTATCAAAAGTTGTTGCGTTACCTGTAGATGCAATAGTAACATATCCCGCTACAGTTTGTTGAGCTCCGATGGCTCTTGTCGTACTTGAACAAGCTCCTCCACCTCTAGAGTTTTGAGAGTCTCCAAATGAAGTAGAGTTTCCAGTTGAAGCAATTGTAATGTAATCAATATCGTTTCTTGCAGGGCCATGTACGTTTCCAAATCTACCCCAATAAATTCCTCTAGTTGGACTGCCTGCTCCACCTACAATTCTTCCGTAAGGAGTTAAGTCTCCAAACTTAACAGCATTACCTAATGAAGCATAATCAACATAATCAATATTAGAATTCCAAGTTCCAGGAGGAAAAGTTGAAGAGTTAGTTTGTCCCGCCCAGCAAGATCGTGTTGTGCTTGTGGCTGTTCCTACTGAACTGTTTCCACCAGTGTTAGCTCCGCCACCACCAGTTCTAGCTACAACATAACCAAAAAAATTAGCATTCCCTGTAGATCTCATAGTGATATATCCACCACCATTGTTTTGAGCAAAGCTGCCCCCTGAAAAAAATACTCCTCTAGTTGAGCTTGAACTACCAGAATTATCACAATCACCAATTGAAGGAGCAATGTCGCCAAAATAAGCAAAATCAGAAAGGTCTTCTACAATCATGTATTGCATGGTTCTTGTACCACCAACATCATGACCAGAACTAACAAGTACACTTCCTTTTAAAAGTGCTAATCCTGCAAAACCAAAACCTCTGTTTGATCCGCCTCCTCTAGAACCTAAAATTGGCATCTTTCTATAATCCTCCTATTATGCAAACTGTGTTTGCGATGCTAATACTGTAAAAGTAGAAGATGCTGTTTTAATAGCAGTATATGTATAAACATCATTTGATGACACGTTTCCACCTGTAGGCGCAGATCCACCTTGCCATACTGGAGTTACAGTTGAACCATCTACTTGTACTGTAGTATTGTAATAAGCTGTTGCGTTTTGTTTTGTAATAACTGCTAAAGTTACAGATTCACCTGTATCCATAGACGCATCTAAAGAGTTTGAACCATCACCTCTTAAATTAACTGTAAAGTTTGCAGAAGCTGCTGCAGTATATAAAACTACACCTTGTGTATTTGTATCAACGTTAATATCTGAATCAAAAGAACCAGTTACAGTTACTTTTTCTGCAAGACCATTAATCTTACCATTACCATTTAATGTAACTCTTCCAATACCTTTTGGTGTTAAATTTAAATCAATATTTGTATCTGTTCCAACCGCTGCAACATCTGGAGGTGATCCAGTTGCTTGGTTAGTTACATCCAAAAAGTTTACAGCTGAAGCTGTTTTTTGAAATCTAATGTATGGATTGTTTGCATCATCTTCAATTGCACCCGCATCATCAATAACAATATCGTTTCCATTTGTATCTAGTATTCCAGATAGTGATGGAGAAATATCGTTTGAAACTTTTCCAATATTTGAATCTGCAACATCAGTTCCATTTACGTATACAAGTTTTGCACCTTTATCAGTAGCTGAGAAAGTTACACCTGTTTGACCAGAAACTTTTACAGTTACAGTAAAAGCACCTGATGTGCTGTTTTTAACAATGTAAACTTTATTAGTTACACTCGTTGGAATAGTAACATCAACATTACCTGTGATTGTTCCAGTTAATTCGATAACTGCATTTTTACCATTTGAAGTTGCTGCGTTTGTAAATGCAAGAGTTGCACCTGTTGTTGCGTTTAATGCAACTTGTTCAAAACCAGCGATAGCTTGTTGTAAAATTACTAAATTTGTATTTGTGATGTCACCCCATAAACCAGCTTTTTCACCGGTAACCATCAACTCTAGTTTAAGATCTGTTGAATAACTTGATGCCATAATTTTTAATTCCTTATTTTATTAATTTACTAATTTTAAGCGGCCGTGTCAATAATATTCCAAGTGACATTTGAACCGGTATCGACAATCTGCCAAGCTTGAACATTAATGCTATTAATTTCTACTGTCAAGCCAATTCCTGTTAAAGGTACCTCGGCTGAAGCACCTGCTACTGCACTATTTAAACTAATATTTAACTGTTGTCCAGTAGGTTCTGCAATAGTTACAGCATCTAATACTGCTGTTCCTAAATTAACTGTTAATTCTATGCCTGTAACATCTATGTCAGCAGTCCCTGAAACACTACCTAATCCAACTCCTACAGTCATACCAATACCTGTAACTGTAGCATCTGGACTTGGATCTGCCGTTCCTTCTTCTGCTATTAAACCTATTCCTGTTGGTGATGCAATAGTAACGGGTTTCGCTTCAACTGTTCCAAGATTAGCTGTTAAACCTATTCCAGTTGTTTCACCAAAAGCCCAGAAACCAGAAGCTCCCCAAACTTCTTCTCCCCAATAAGTTCTTCCCCAACCTTCTTCGTTATATGCTTCTAAATTTCCTGTAGATAAATTTTGTTGTTGACCAGTAACTAAAGCATCTGGCGCAGGATCTACAATACCCTCTGAAATTGTTAAACCTTGTAATGGATTATTTTGTAAAAATACTTCTACTGCAATATCAATTCCAACATTATTTAAAGATATATTTAACTGTTGACCTGCTAATTCTGGTGCAACATCAATTGTAACTGAACCTGTTCCAATACCAACATTTAATCCAATACCAGTGACTGCAACATCACCAGCAATACCCCAGGCGTTTTCACCCCAGGTTAATCTTCCCCAACCTTCATTTATTTCTGCTGAAACTCCAACATTATTTTGAGCACAACTTAACTGTTGTCCAGTTAAGGAAACAGAAGCGTCATTCTGTAATCCCCATGAACCTGTACTCCAACTTAGTTCGCCCCAAGCATTGGCCATAATAGGAAGTCCCTCCTATTACGCGTTACCAATTCTAAGAATCGCTGCTGAAGTTGTAAAGTTAGGAAACTGAATTGTAAATGTTCCTGAAGTTGCTGTTTTGTCTGCACCAAAATTTAATACTGCAACTGCTGAATTTGAGTTTGAAGTATTGTAAATTAATGCACCTCTAGCTGTCAATGTTACCCCAGTAAAAGATAAATCAGCAAAGTCCACAATTGCAACACCTGATGCAACTGAAGTACTTGGATTTGGTTTTACTAGAGCTCCACCACCTGCAGTATATTGACCACTAGCTGAAACTTCACCAGTAGTTGTGTATGCTGTAGTAGTAGAGTTTAACGTTGCAGTAGAGACATACAAAGCAAGTTTAAATGCAGAACCACCAGAGAAAGCAAAATCATGCTTACCTTCTAATAATTCTTTTTTAAAACTATTTGCAACCGCTTGTGTTATTGCCATTTTATTTACTCCTTAATTATTTTTGTTGACGAATACGAGGACTACCATCTTGATATTCATCTCGTCTTCTTCTACCCATTTGCTCAATTGAAAACCCTTGTGCTGCTTCAGCATATTTTTTTTCATAAAACTGAATCATATCTGCAGGACCTTTTAAAAATCCATAAGCTTCAATTAAGCATGCATACAGCAAACCGTTTGAAAACTGTTTACTTAAGTATGTAGTTGTATTACTAGCCGATAATCCAGCAGGTTTCAAGATATAATTTATCTGCATGTTATAATTTTGATCAGGAGTTGGAGCCAGGACAATTGTGTTTTCATCCCAATATGAGTAGTATTTAGGTAATCCCTGGGTTCCTTCTCCATTATATTCAGATATAAAACTTGTGTCTCTGTATTCTAAAAAAGCTCTATTTGAATTGTCAGCACCACCTGTAGAATTAGTGATTTGAGCTGATCTAATGATTAAAGTTTCATCATTAATTAATGGAGTATTTACATATCTTTGACCTGCAATAATATCAGCTTGTGCATATTGTCGATTATTATCAGAATCTATTTCTCTTAAAATTTTAAGTTCTGCATCATTAATAAAACCATTTACAATAGTTGATGTAAATACATTTGCATCTACTTCACAATAATCTCTAATTTTTGTTACTAATTCCGCGTATGTCATTATGCTTGTAGGTTAACCGGACCCGCCGAACAACCATTTCCTCCCCCACTTACATTTCCATTTGTAGCTGTGCTAGCACTTTGAAAATAAAAATAATTTGTTGTATTAGATACATTACCACTTGAATCTATTTTGCCAACCGTAATTGTAAAACCTGACGCACTTGAAATATCCGAAACATTATCAAATGTTGGAACATTATTGAATCCTGTTGGATTTGTTGCCCCTCTAAATCTGACTACAGCACCAGTAGTTCGGTTATGATTTGGTGAATAAACATTAATGTAGGTATTGCCTGAATATTTAATTGTTTCAAAAGGATTTGTTTGTAATAAAATTAATACAGGTGGTTCAGTTCTATCTGGTCTTGCTTTTGGCAATCCTTGTCCATCAGCCGTGAACCTTCTAGGTTGTAGTTGTGGATGTTTAGACTCGAACTCTGAATAATGGACAAAGGCCCCATTCCATTCAGTCACCATTTCAGAATAAGGAAATTCCATTCCTGATCTATCTGATATCGCTCTTGCAAATTTTCCTTTAGATAAATTTGTCATTACATATCTCTTGTTTCTGAAGGTAATGATTTATCCATTAACCCTTCTGTTTGTTTTAATTTTGCAAAATCTTCTAGTTTCATATTCATCTCATCAGAATTAGCTGGAGTAGATTGTAAAAACATAGTTACTGTTGCAGCAGGTAAACTAGTTAAAATATTTAAACCTTTCATCGCTAAAGGTGTTAAAGATCCAGCTCTTGCTAAGATAGTTTGTAGTACATCTGTTTTTGCTTTACCAAGTAATTTTGGGTCTTTTATATTAACTTGAAAATCTGAACCACCTAGTTTTTCAAATAAATCTTTTGGTATTTCTAATTTTTTTACTGTACCTTTTAAATCTCCAATAAGTTTATTTGCTGATTGTGAACCACCTTGGGCCATGTATTTAGCAAGATCTTTATCTTTTGTATAATAAGTTCCTCTTAAATCCCCAAAATCCATATTAAATCTTGAAGGAGCTTCTCCTCTATATAATGTAACTAAGTCTTCAATTCCTGCCATATTTATACATTCGGATAATAAGTTTTTGGAGTTATAAAAGAACTAGATGAAGAACCATCTTCTTCAAGAGCTCTTTGTAATTCATCTTCATATAATAATTTTAATTCTTGTGTTCTTTGAGGCGCTTTTTTAATTGCCAAATAATAAGCAAGGCCCGCGCACATACAAGGAACGAACCTATAAGGTACATCGGTTGCGTTTGTATAAGCTCCAACATCTTGAATCCTTTTCACATAATA